TTCTACAATGTCAAGTCTTTTGGCAAGTGGGTTAACGAGAACTGCAAGAATGCCGTTGGTGTCGCTTGCTTCCCAATCGCTGCCTGATTTGTCACTGATCAAACAACACATCTACAACAACATGCTAACTCTCGACTCTACCATGACTGACATGCAAGAAGCAGTCTCTAACATTCTGGAGACAGATGCGCTGCATCAAATTGACATGTTCATTGCTGAACTTCGTTCGTACGGTATCGACAACGTTGAGCAACTTGAGGACGCGTATAGTGGTTGTTTCCCAAGTGTTGAGGCATTCAGTGAGAACTTCATCGAAGATTGCTACAGTGATACACTCGATGTCATGCCAACATTCCTGCAAACTGCTGTAGATTATGAGATGGTATGGCACCAGACTTTGCAGTATGATTTCACTGAAATCTATTTTAATTATGAATACTATTTCTTCAATCGTAACTTTTAATTAATTCTAATTACAAACTAATCACAATCCGTCGCTATTACTAATACATAGCGGCGGTATTTTTTGTGATTCACATTCATAGCACATTCACCCAAGCAAGTCCGCAGTTTTCATGATCTGGAACGAATCAACTATCATCCTTGCCATCGTCGGTATGGTAGGATTGTTTGCGTCTGCTATCACCTGGCAACGTGCAAACCGAATCACCTCTAAATATTATGGCAAACGTAACACCACCCAAGGATGACGATTGGTTCATCCGCAATGCAATCTACTGTTGGTTAAATTACTTTGGCGAAGAACATCAATGGCACGCCAAATACACCGAACTCGCACAACGCGACAGGTACTTACCACAACCACGACCCGCTAAGCGTAGGAAGACAACTAATGCGACTACAAAAACAGCCACTTAAAGAGTGGCAATACACACGAACTGACGGTCAGGTGCAATACTTATTGGCACCCGATTTAGAGCACGCCGCATGGGCTGCTGCTGAATTGTCCGGTGGCACGCAGTTCCTTAAAGATGTAAAACTTTGCGATGAGTGGTAACTATTTTCCCAACAATTGGGAGGCATGGTCAGAAATGCCTGAAGACTTTCTAGCTACTCCCACATGGGAAGAGTTTGAAGATTGGAAACTGCGCGGTTGGGAAATTCCTAGTTCAGTGTGTTGTATTATCCGCGCAACAAACACCAGAGGTAAAGTCAAAGAGTACGTTTACCAAAAAACACACGCCGCCGAAAAACGCATCCAACAACTCATTGCTGAAGAGGCAGAGTTTACTATCTGCACTGAGGATGAGTTGCGCCACATTTCACCCATTAAATCTCATGAGTCTGATTAATCTTGAACAATTCGATGAGCTAGTTGAGGACTATCCTGAGCTGGCTCAATGTTACAATTTCACATACACGCCCAGCAAGTCCGCAGTTTCAGAGGAGCCTATTGCCAACACCTGCCCAGATTGATGAACAAATACAACTTGAGCGTGATGCTATTGCACAAGGTCTCAAGAAACTACACAAGAACACACGCGACTTAGAAGGCAAAGAGTATGCGTCTGCTAGTGTGTATGGAGCTGCTTCTATTGATACCTTGCTGCCTCTTGTGGTGGCACGTATTGAAGCAACTGTAGAGTATGCTATTAAACGTGGTAAAACAGGCGTAGCATTCAAAGAGATACAAAAATATCTTGCTGATGTTGAGCCACTTGCTGCTGCAGCTATTGCTGTCAAAGTTACCTTTGATAAGGTATTCTCATACAAAGATAAAAGCAACCAAG